CCGCGATAAAATAATATTTGTAGTGATGACCCAGAAACAGGTGCTTCTTTAAAAGTTAATTGAGTTCCACCATCAAAGGTATAAGAAACTCCTGGTTTTTGAAGTACATCATTAATGAAAATTAATAAAACATTTTCTAAATTAATTGGTGATCCAAATGTTTTTTCAATGCTAATAGGAACATTATCCTTTGTTAAAGTAAATGTTTTCTTACTACCATTAAAATCCGAAGAAAAATCATCTAGTATTTGTAGTTTTCCAAATACCCATCCAGAAAAATCATCATCACTGGTCTCTTTAACTGTAAAAATCGCATTTTGAAAAGTTGAACCAATACTAGTAACGGTTGGAATTCCTGCAATAGTCAATTTTTCGTTGGCAGTAAAACCATATCCTATACTATTTAAAGTAAAAGAAGAAATACTAAGACCAATACCAACATCAATAGAAACAGAAGCACCAATACCAGTAGATTGACTAATTAATTGAATGTCATCATATGGCACTGGATCATCAATCTGAATTTTAGGTACATTAGTCCAGGTATATCCAACACCAGGAGTATTCATGAATACATCCTGAATATGCCCAGCATCTACCGTGAAAGTTCCTGCTGCAGCGGTTGTTGGATTGCCACCCAAAACTTTAATCCCATAAGTTGTAGGACCATTACGATACCCAGTCCCAGTAAATCCAAGAGCAACTGTAATTGTTCCGAAACCAGAAACAACAGCAGTACCAGTACCGACTGCTCGTCTTTGATATCCAAATCCTTCACTATTTGCAATAGATACAATTAATCCCTTTCTTGGGAGTTTATTTGCATTAACATCTATTAGACTATAAGATTCTGGTGACCTGTCGCTGGTGCCACTAAATCTAATTGATGTTATTCCAGTATCAGACCCTCCAATAAATTCATAATCAATATTTGGTTTTTGAAAAATGTTATTAATTAAAATAGCACCAAAATCACTGGTTATTCCCGTAGTATTAAATCCTGAACTTGTTATTGTAAATGTTTTTGCAATACCAGTAAATTCTTGAGATAAATCATCAATTAAAATATTTCCATCATATCTAGATCTAATAAAAGCTCTTCCTTGAAAACTACTTCCATTAATATCATCAACATATGTTAATTGATGAGTTCCTATTCCAGCTGAAGTTAGCACTATAGGTGTATTTGTAGTGCTGTCTAAGAAAGAATTTGCAATTGAAAAATTATTACTGGAATTTTTTATAAGAAAATAATTTCTATTTGACTCAAGTGGTGATGGTAAATCATTATCTGCAAATCTTACTCGATCTCCCGTGGATAGAGAATCTGTTAGTATGGTAAGACTATTTGTCGATATGTTTACATTAGATGAAGATATTCCAATGGTTAATTTGAATCCACCAAATGGAGTATCTGCAAAATTTATTTCGTCCCCAATAATATTATAATCACCCTTTACATATTGAACGAAATCGCTAGCAGCGTGTGTTCCAACTCTTGTTGTACCCAAATATCCTCGGTCTACTAATAGTAAATTTTCCGTATTGTTGTACCCAGTTACAACAATCCTCATAATTTCATCATTTATTTTTATTAAATCGTAATTCTTAAATATTGATGCATCAGATACTGTTACGCTACGATCACTGATAGATACTAAAGATGTCCCTGTAGCTCCTGTCCCAACTCTTCCATGGATTGGTGATTGTATAATATTGTCGATAAGAATAAGACACTTAGTATTTTCTTTTTGTGCTCTAAAAATATGGGATGTTCCTACACCAACATTCGATAATACGATAGCATCCTCTTCATAGGCAAGTGTTTGTGCAGCAGATACTTTAAATCTATTCTCACTAACTTTAATAGCATATACTTGTGATGGTAATAATGTAGTTCCACCAACACCAGTACTGGTTGGATCAATTTCTATTGGACTATTGCCAGAACCGGGATCATAATCTAAAGGTTCTCCAGTAACATAAAAATGATTATTGATTACAAAAGAATCGCTGCCAAGAAGCACAGTGTCAGAATCTGATCCATCAAAAGTCTTTCCGAAGATTGAATCTCCATTATGCGTTAGCTTAAATGAACGCTTAAAAGTTTCAGTCTGTGAATTGTAGATCTTATTAACAGATCCTTGACTAAATGACATATCTTTTCTGAATATTTATTAGAAGATTATACTAACATCAGAAGTAACACTATCTGGTTTATCTATTAAGATTTCTGATGTTCTAATGATATAAGATTTATTTTGTTGTGGAGTAAATCTTAAAATGCCGTTGGATCCAGAAGAAATCATATCAGTATTTTCAATATCTCTAGTTTCAGTAGTTGCTGTCGAAACATTATTGTACTTTATATAATTGACATCACCATTGTAAACATTCGCAGCAACGTGATAAAATGAATATTCATTATCGGTAGTATTCTCTACCTGAATTATATATTTTACTGAGGTATAAGAATTTCCAGTTGCTGTGGCAATGGTTTCTGCAGATGGTGAAGATGAAGCGCTTATTTCTGTTCTGGTGCATTGTATTGAAGCATCTCCAATTTCCCTAGATGTTCCTGGTATTCCAGTGTTTGCAGAAGTTGTTGCAACTCCAACTAAAGTTGCTAAAATGGATACAGTAAGTCCATATCCTGCTAATGGTAAGAATTTTAATTGCAAATCATTGGTATTAGTCATTCCCACACTAAAAGTTCCTAATCCAACGTCAGCGTCCATTTGTGCAAAATTTGAATACAATGCAGTAGTCCCTATTCCTAAAAACGTAGACTCCGAAATTGTTTTTTCACCTTCACCAATTACAGAAATAACTGCGGTACCAGATTTAAATTTCTCAGCGTCTATACTTTGAATAATGTGAGTTGTGGGTGAAACTGAAGGTGAAATATAAGAAGTAACTCCTTGTCTCACAACATGTCCGAAAGATGTAGAACCTACCCCAACCTCATTACCGATAACTTCTCGGTATAATGTTATATCAAATGTAAATGATGAATTATATGGTGAAAATAAAACTTGCACTGTATTTCCATCAATTTCAGCATAAAAATCACCCAGATCAAAAGCATCAGAAATATCAGAATACTGATTTACTATAGCAGATTCTCCATCATGAGAAACAGTAAACTCACAATACTGAGCTTCATTAAACACTACGCCAGAGTCTGTATCCAAAACTATTTGTGCATAATATTTTACAGCTGATGTATCAGTAATTTCAAAACTATCTATTTCAACAGTTCTAGAAACATCTGGATCATCATAAAAATCTGGACTAATATCATCAATGTCAAGAACTCTATTGCCAGAGCATATTAAGGCTTCACCGAATCTGTTAGATTGGAATACAACTTCATCACTAATAGATTCATTTTGTGCGGTAATTTCATAGACTAAATCCCAATCATGCTTACAATATAATTTTGTAGGTCCTTCTGTTAAAATAATAGTGCTTTGCTGTGATCCTATTCCAGTAAAGACACTTGTGCTTCCTAAACCAGCCAGACTATCTGATGGAATCAATAGATCTGAATGCTTTTTAAATCCTGAGATATGTGCAAGACTATCTACTGCCTCACTCCAACTTGAGCTACCAACTTCCGCTCTTAGCGAATATGAGAATGTCTGATAATAATCACTATCTTGAATTCTTTGAAAACTATTATTAAGTTTTCCAGTATCAGTTTCCCACCCAAAATTCTTACTAACTGCGGAATCTACTTCAAAATGAGCGTTGTAACCATTAATATCTTGAACTTCTCCAGAAGCACCAGATACTTTTCCAGTTATAATATCTCCTGTGTTAAGTCCAACAATTGTATCTACTTTAAGAATATCAGTAGGATTTTTAATTCCAGAAATAATTTTAGAATTATAGTTATTAGAAATAATATCTTCACCGGGAAAGAATTCCTTTTCCGACAATCTGACAGAAAATTTAGCTAAATCTTGCTCCTTAGAAACTGTTCCATATTTAAGCCCATCATGAATACCAGGATCTTTACTTACTGAGTATGATATAGTTGCTTGATCAACTAATCCAAAAGCAGTGTTTACTCCGGCAATTGTAAAGTAACTATATGCATAATCTGATGAATTATATCCATTTCCAGTAGATACCCCCACATTCTCAACAAATACTTTATCCCCAATAGTGAATGGTAATGGATTTTCTGTACTAAATCCGGTAGTAGGTGTTTGTAGTCTTAAAGTTACGTTTGGATTAGAATATGTGGCACTAATAATTCCAACACCATTACTATTATTAACCGCTATTATAGAATCATCGTTAGTACTAAGATTTCTACCAGAATTTTTTATAGAAACAGATTCTACGCTAACACCATTCATGTTGGCAATCAGATCAATTCCGTTAAAAACCGTATCTGTTACTTTATTGTATAAAATAAGATCTGGTGGGGTCAAGTATCCAGAACCTGCTGAAGTAACTCCGACAGAATCTATATTTAAATTATTTTTTAGGAATATAATTTGTGGAATTTTTGCCTGGGGCTGAAGAGTTATATCTGAAGGATAATCATAACCAAATTCTAAAATTCTATTAGAATCAATAGATCCTATATTTGAACCAAACGGTCTCAATAGAGCGGATGTTCCAGTTGTAGATGCAATAGAAACTTTTGGTATATAATTATATTGTTTTCCACCATCAATTACACTTACTTTGGCAATAGGACCGTTAACATTGTTGGAATTAGTTATATACCTAATATATGAGTCACTAGTATATCCAACCCTTTCAGGTATTTCAAAAATATTATATGTGAAAGAATAATCTGTAGCAGTTGTTATATGAGAACTTTTTGCAAACTTACTATCATTCACAATAATTTTTGAGTGTTGTTCTATATTTTTATCAATCTCAATAATTTTTGTTTTTATAGTTGGAACAAACTTATAATAAAGAATTCTAGGCAGATTCTCAGTGAAGTGAATTGATGTTTTAGCAGATGTAATTCCTGGAGAGAACTGATTAGATATTTCTATTGTAGAAGAACCAGAACCGACAAATTCTTGAAGAAAATTTGGATCAGTAAATAATTTCAATTCAGTATTAACTAAAGTGCTTGAAGATGTATCAATTTCTAGTGTATCACCAATAGTTACATTAATTTTTGGATTTACTGAAGACCCTATGCTAATAAATTTACTACTATTACTCCAAGAAGATGTTACTGAACTTGTTGCAGCAGAAACTACAGAAAAGTCAACTGTGTCCCCAACTTTAAGATTGTGAAGTGAGGTGCCAGTAGAAACAACAACATCAACTGTTCTAACATCACAACTAATCACATCACGTTTTGTTCTAAAGAAGTGACTATTGCCAATACCAATGTTACCATTGAAAAATAATCTACTCAGGTCTGAATTAATGCCAACTTTAGTTGATACAATACCAACTAATTCATCACTAATTTTTTGAATGAAAACATTTTTAAATATCGGATGTTCGTTTGAACCATCAGTAGAGACGGTGAGCGAGGTGCCAGCACCAGGACTATATTCTACTTCTTCTCCATTAGTAAATGGATGTCCTGGTAAATAAAGAGTTCTGGTTGGAATGAACTTGGTCTTGGTGCTATTACCAGCACCAATGTAAGAAATTGTAGTTCCTATTCCCACACCATAAGATAAACCAACACCTACAGATTTTTCAGCATCAAAGTAATGAATGCGATCTTGAGGAGAAGATAGAGAAACAACTTTTGGTAACTGATAGTCAAATATTTTTTCAAGACGAGTAATTTCAGCACCGTTCGTATGTGCTGCTCCAGAAGTTCCATTGTGATTTCTCAATAGGCGAATTTTATTATTTGGTATATCTAAATTCATGACGACAAACTGCTCGTCATCGATCTGTAGAACGTCATCTACATCAAATTTAGTAACAAAATCACGAATGGTGACGGATGTAGTCATGCCGTCTGCAGTCATCGATGTAGACAGACCAGACCGAAGAGTATCTACATTGATCTGATAGGTGCCTGTGACCGCGTTGAAGGCAGTTGAACCTATACCAATAATACTTACATAGACACCATTAGACAGACCATGAGGGACCGTAGAGATGGCAGTGACAGTGTTTCCACGGACAACCAGATCGACATCTTCCAATGTAGTGATAGATGATGTAATCTCAGTGACTGCTACGCCAACAACTTTGGATACTTCAGCGATAGCACCAAATCCACCAGTTCCAGTATTGTCAAAAGAAATTTTGTCTCCAACATTATAAGAGCCACCAGGTTCAATAATTTGTAAAGACTCTATATCACCATTTGTTAGATTTGTTATTTGAGAATTTTTAATAGTATTTTTATTGGAATTTGTAATAAATTCATACTCCGAAATATTATACGGATCAGTGTTTCTAACTGCCCCATATTCTGAAATATCTAAATCTTGAGTTGAATTAAAATCAAAATTAAATTCTGAAGGTTTAAAATTATATTCATCACCAATTACATATGGAAATAATGGTTCTCTAGACCCAAAAAATGGACTTTCCGCACTATTGACGATATTAGCAGATACTGTAGAAAAATAAGCGTATATTCCAAATGGATATTCTGGTGTTACCGCAAATCTCCCATTATATTCATCTAGATCACCACTATTTTCAAGATAAGTATAATCTTCAACAAAAAATCCAGCTGGGTAGTCTGAAAGATTAGGTCCACCATCTCTAGATCCTGAGATTAAATTGTAACTAGGGCGCAAATATTTAAATCCCCCCGTACCGTCTGGATTTGAAAATCCATACGGACCATAAATTGGAGACCCATCATACGCATATCCTAAAATAGGTGAGTGAAATATACCATTGTCGTTTTTAAATTCTCTAAGTTTTCTCGGAACATAATAATTCACATATGGATTTCCATATCCATCTATTCTTTCGGATTCATAGAACCCATCATCGTCACCAACATCATTTAAATTAACGTATCTACTTACTTGATTTACTGTCCAAGTATTTAAATTGGATGCAAATAAAGCGTCTTGTCCTGGAGTTTTTGCAGTTACTACCGTATTCTGATAGTCATATCCAGCACCAGAATCAATGATGTCAACTCTAATTATTTCTCCATTTGATATGACTGCTTTAGCTTTAGCACCTAATCCACTACCACTTATTATAATTTCTGGAGTGTTGAAGAAATCTTTACCGCCACTTTTTACGATTATTGAAGATATTTGACCATTGTCGATTATTGGTTCCAATAAAGATTGAGATCCATTAATAATACGAACATCTGGTCTAAAATTATCATTAATTACGGTAGAACCAAAATTAGAACCAGAATTTACAACATGAACATTATCAATGATTCCTCTTACAATTGGACTAGCAGTTGCATTTGCAGTAGTTATTCCTTGTTGACCACTTATAGAAATTTCAATTGGTGGGTAATTAAAAGTATGAGTTCCTACTCCAGAACTAGTTAAATCCACATAATCAGTAAAACTTGTAGAAATAGATACTCTAAAATTATCATCATCAATTTTGATTGCATAATAATTTGATGTAGTGCTTAACCCACCAATTACTGTGTCGGTAGTAGAATATACTAGCTTTTCACCAGAATTATATCCATGGTTTGGAATGTTAATTGTGTCAGTATAAAAATTTACTTTGTTCGGTTGAACAGTATTTTCCCTATTTGCAAAAGTGTCATTGTTTATTATTAATACCTTATCAACTTTAAGTCTGCGGTTTTTAGTTTTTAATTTCTGAACTCCTCCACCACTAGAAATAATATCTATAGTATTAATTCCAGAAAGCGCATTATTTTTTGTTTCTGCCAAAGAAATTTGATAATCGCTTTTTTTAATGATAAAATATGGCGCAGAATCTACTAATTTTCCTGGTGTAGTTCCAATTCCAATCTCGGTGGTAGAGTTTGATGTATAAATTACCTCCTCACCATTCTTAAATCCGTGAGCATTTTTAAAAGTTAAAATATCTGTAGATGTATCAACAATTCCTCCAACACTGCTGCTATCAAAATTAACTTCATGATGAACTAACTTCATCTTTGCTTCTGCTAAAGCAGTTCCTGAACCACCGGTAATTTTTACAGATGGTTTATTGATGTAATCTAAACCTTCACTGGTAACTAAAATTTCCTTAATTTCTCCAACAACGTGACATACAGCAGAAGCTCCTAACCCAATATGTCCTTCTTGAGTGATTGATAATCTTGGTGGATTAATAACGTCATAATTGGATCCTGAATTTAGTACAGAGATTGAATCAATGTAACCGTAAAAAACTTTATCTGTAGATTTATATGAGTATATCTCAACACCGTTATCAAATAGACCCACACCGCCCTGTAAGGTCTTCGTTTTAGAACTAGCGTACTCTGGCTTAGAAAACTTTCTAAGCATTCTCTGAGCGCCTACAGTAGTGAATCCAACATTTTCTGGAGTTAATGTGTGAGTCGTTATTCCTAAAGAGTCAATGTCTGAAGACCCGAACACATCGATATACCTACCTCTACGAATATTTTCTAAAGATTGTGCTAGATATAGTTTTTCATCATCAATCCGCTTTACATAGTATGATTGATTTGTAGTCAATCCAGATAATCCATCACCTCTGTAAATGACTAAATCACCATCTCTAAAATTATGTCCTTCCAACTCAATTTCTGCAGTAGTGGTGATAATTCCACTATTAGTAAATGATCTATTTCTAATACTTGCATTAATCTCCCAGTGCGGTAAACTATTGGAAGCAATATAAACATCAGATCCAACAGCATATGCGTTTTGAACATCTGCTGTAAAGTTTTTATTTGTTTTAATTTTTCTTCTAACTCTATATTTTTTCTCTATGTCAATTGCTTGAGAACTTATTAAGATTTTATTATTACTAATAATATCAACAATAGTTCCTTCAATTTCTATTCCGTCAGAATCAATTATAGAAACTTTATCTAAAGAGTAAAGTGAGTGATCTGAAGACAATTTATACTCATAAATGTTAGATCCTCTAGAAATTATGCTGTCTGCCGCATAAGAAACAGCAGTATTGTAAATCCATGAAGAAAACTCATTTCTCTGCTGGTCTATTCCTACCTGACTAACATTTATCTCAGCCCCGACTTCTTGATTTAACCCAGATCCAACGAATTTTGAAATAGACCCAACGATGTTAAATGATACTAGATTTTCTAAATTTCCATCTTCATAAGAATATGCTTCAATACCAGAACTCGTTACAATTGAACCAATTCCAATCGATTCCAGTATTCCATTAGTGTTTGTAGAGACTCCCAAAAATTGAGTATAATTTTTATCAGCATAATAATATTGAATATTATTATGCAGTAAATTTCCAGTTTTGCCAAACCCAATTGTACTATCAACATTAAGAATGGTAGCACCAATTCCCGAACTTTGAGTCAAATGAGTTTTACCAGATTGCTCAAATTTTCCTACTGTAGTTCCCTTAGAAATTGAAATTTTATAATATTCATTATTAGATATTATTGCTTTCTCAACATTGTAAATGGATCCAGTAGTTCTTATTGGAACAGTATCCTGGAATAATGTCTGTCCTTCAATTTTTGTCGGATCACCACTTATCAATTCAGCTACAATAACATCGTTTACAATCCAATCCGCATCTGAAGGTCTAATCATATAGACCTGCGGTTGAATCATCTCAACATCTTTTCCATATAAAGTTTTAAATAAAATTTTAAACGACGCTTCAGTTCCCTTTGATCTATAAAAATCTTTTGCTTGTCTAATGAAATTTGATTGATCTATATTACCATTAAGATTTCTTTTTTGAAATCCTGGAAGTATTTGGGTTTTTAATTTTTTTAAAAATTCATTTAAAAAGATATTACTTATATTTAATACTCTAGAATTTTCCCCATGATTAGTAATACCCGTCGAAGTAAAATTTAGATGCTCGGGGGTCCCAGATTTTACATTTGCATCAATACCACTAAAACCACGAACACATCCAGTAAATGAAGTAGTACCAATTCCAGTATATGTAATAATTTCATCATCAATTTTCAACAGACCCCAAGAATTGGGCCAACCTTTTGTAGATTCAACGTAAATTGTTTCGTCTACACCACTAATATATTGAGTTAGTGATGTAAATCCAGTCAGATTTGTAGAATTGAGAAAATCTAAACTTTTATAATCGACAAGGTTATCAGCAATATCTACTGAACCTCCCTGATATTCCTGGGAGTAATAGTATTGCTTTAAAAACTTTTCAAAAAGTGGATTATCAACACTAATATATTCAGGTATTTGACTCTGAATAATTTCATTGATTTTTACTTTGGATAGGGAAGTTTCTATCATTTCTTATCGAGTTTTATTGCCGTTTTGATAACTGGACTGAACAGAATATTTTGTACCAGAAGTATTTGCTCCAGAAGAAATAGAATCTTGTCTCATTATAAAGTTGCTATTTGATATATCAAATTGCAAATACAATTCCTTTCTTGCCAAAACATCATTAGATAATGGAATAGCTTGAACTTCTATAACATTGTTTGGTAGAGATGTTGATGTAATGTTTAGAGTATCTATAAGAATTTCTCCAGTGCCATAATTTACTGTTCCAATGGATGATGATAAAATATTAATTTGGTCATCAGTAACTTTTTGGAATAGAAAAATATCACCAATCTTTGAATTACTGTTTACATTATCTGCAAAGAAACAAGTTCCTTCGATTCCTTCAATGGTAAATCCACTTGTTTTAATATTGTAACTATCATTACCATAGTACATTTGATTATCAAAACACAATTCATACTGAGCAACCTGATTTATAGCAGCGACTATATTTCTTCTCATCCTAACAGTTGTAATATTAGATGTAATAGCAGAATTTACACCATCAATTAATGATTGTACTTTACTATATCTAAATCTACCACCAAATTTATTTAATTCAGACCCCTTTGAGTATGCAAATAGTGCATTTACAACATCTGAGCGCAAATTATCAGGATCTCCAATAAAATTTGTATTATAATAAATGTAACTGTCAATTTCCACATACAAATATTTTAAATCTTCAAAAATTGGGACTATTCCTGCAACAGAATAACTTTTTAACTGCTGTAAAAGTTGTTTTTTCGTAAAATCTGACAAAAATGAACCATTTCTTGGTTTTGCCGCGATAAAAACACGCCCGTATTGTGGTGGATTAAGATCTTCACCACCATATGCACTCACAGACTCAATATTTGAGTAAATTGATGGCAATATCGCTTCATAATCAGCAGCAGTTACTGCCCTATACTGAGAAGAGTATAGTCTTGGCGCATAATACTTGATACTTTCTACAGGTTCAATGTCATCACCGTTTTCAGCAGGTGCCTGAGCGTTAAATTCACCATCAGCATTGGTGACTGTAGCACCTTGATCATCTTTTAACGTTGCAACAAACCTAAAATTCGCAACTCCATTACCATCTGGACCATCTGAAGTGATATAAGACGCAGTAATGACGTTTCCAGACTGCAATTTCTTGCCAAAAATACCATCACCGAACAAAAGTTCGTATTTTTCGTCTGTTGTTTCTTGAATTAAGTAAATATTTGACGTGGAAGTAATGCCAATGATGTTATCAACGAGATTATATTCCGTTTCTGTAGTATCTGCGCTAGAATTTTGAATTTTTACGCGCAAAGTTGAGGTATCAATACCATCATTAGGTAAGATAAAGCGTTGATTTGTCTGTGAAGAGTCATAAGTCCACTGCTTCGTTAGATATTGACCCTGATAAATCTCCAAAGATCCGAAAGATGTGCCGCGATTTGCTACTACAATTACTTTTTCTGGAATGGAGAATATATAATTCTTATTATCTACGGATCCATTTGCTACAATACCAGGATTGAACTCAATTGTACTGGTAGTTTCACTAAAACCAGTGATATTAAAATCAACAGTTGCTTTTGCAGAGCGCCTAGAGCGGGGGACGTATCCAATATTTCGAGCAAGTGCTACTACGTTTTCTCGCAAAGTAGCAGAATCGATAAACGATTCATTCACAACCATATTTGTGTTGTAGGCTGTGATGTAAGAGTTATATGCTAGGGTATTAATAATGACGGACAGGTTCGATCCTTCAAAGTCAAAATCCGTAAAGTTAGAATTCTGCCTAAGATAATCCTTGATTGAGGTCTTAATGTCCTCAAAGTTTAGATTTGTGAACTGTGTTAGTGCCATTATAGTCTAGTTGGTTCTAAAATAAAATTAATCGTTTGGGTTGGGACTGCTAAACCAACTA